GGCGCCCCGGCGGGGATGAACTCGCTGACGGTCAAGGACAACACCTACACGGCGGTCTCGCGGAACCCGATCGGCGTCGTCGATGGCCAGAACTTCTCGGCCGCCGGCGAGAACCCGATGACGGTGCTGCAGCTCACCCTCGCCGATGGGCAGGCGCTGCACATCGCGTCGGGCTCCAACGGCAAGGTGGCGGCGGTCAGCGTTGAGGACCTCAAGACGGGCGTCAAGGCGACGATCGAGGGCATCGACTGGGACAACGAGAAGGTCAACGCCTCGACGCTCCAGGCCGCAGTGGCGCTGTACGGAACGATGGCGCAGCTCTCGGAAGACGAGGCGAGCGTCCGCATCAAGCAACTGGAACTCAGCGGGCAGATCACCGAGGCGACGGCGGGCATCCTCCGCACGCTGCTCGGTGTGCCGTAGCGGACTCCTCCGGGAATGGCCCGGCCTGGGTACCGGGGTCTGCTGCCGCAGGCCTCCGGACCCAGCCGGTGAAGTGCTCCGCGTGTGGCAACCTGTTACGGAAGACAGAAGGGACGGGATCGATGGCGACTTTGGCGCGTGGAACCCTGATCGATGTGTATTCGACGCACTGCCACGGCTCGCATGTGGGCGAGGTGGCGGAGCTGTTCAAGGACGCCGTCGGCTCAACGCCGGCGCGGGTGCACGTGATGCTCCGGGTCGAGCGGCGCGACGCCGAGTCGTGCGGGCTCGATGACTCGCTGAACCAGTCCCAGCACGGCCACCTCATCCGCGATGTGCCGGTGCTGGTGTCGCCGTCGCAGGACCAGATCGAGGCGGCGCTCGCCTGGTCTCCGTTCGTCGGCGTCGAGAAGGTGGCGGTGAAGCCGTCCCCGCGGGCGTCGGTGGCGAGCAAGGGGAAGGCGGATTCAAGCGTCACCTCTGGTGACGGGGGAATGAGGAACGGATAGCGGAGTCCGACTTTCCACGGGTTCCCGTTGGTCACCCGTGGCTACAGACCCACACCCCTCCGGGGTGTTTCAAGCAGAAATCAGCGACGAAAGGACAGAGTCATGCACTATCGAAATGGACGTGAGGCGAAGAACGGTGACAAGGTCGTCAAGCTCAGCTTTGAAGGCGGCAACGTGGTCGCGTTCGGAGTGCTTCACAGCGCGGTGGCCGGCAACGACTATTGCAACGGGAACATCGCACCCATCGCCAATGACACCGGCGCCTGCATGTGCGACTGCCTGCACATCGACGACGTGGCTGAACTGATCAAGAACGCCGGACTCGACAAGCGACCGGCCGGGAAGTGATCGGAGCGGGGTGCCGCCGAAGGGGCGGCACCAGTGAACGCATGACGCACGGCCACCGAGTTGGCCGTGGCACACAGACCCGAACCCCGGAACCCGAGACCCGACATGGCGATGAAGATCAAGAACAAACTGGCGGCAGGACTCGGTGTGGGGCTGGCGGTGGTTGTCGGCGTGTTCTGTGCGCAGACGCTGCCGGTGAAGTCCACGGCGACGGCGCACGTGTCGCAGCAGCGGATCGATGGGCCCATCGGGTTTCTCGAGGTGTCGGCGGCGCACTATGTGTCGGACCAGAACCCCAAGGGGTGGGGATACCCGCACTTCGGGGCGATCGAGGCCGATGGGTGGGTGACGCCGAAGCTGCTCGCCTACGTCAAGGAACAACGCGCCCAGGGCAAGAAGATCCTGGCGTTGTGGGAGCCTTCGTGCCAGACGCCGGGGCTCGGCGAGTGCATGGCGTGGGCATCACCCGCGGACATCCGCGAGTGCTGGACCGACCAGATGCGCCTGACCTGGCCCCGATTTGTGGCTGAACTCCGCGCGAGCGGAATGCAGCCCATGTGGTACGTCGGCTGCGCGGGGAAGCACGCGTCGACAATCGTCGAGGATCTGGCGTTCATCCGCTCGATGGGCGTGTGGATCGTCGGCCTCGACGCCTTTTCGTGGATGGTGCACGAGGACCCCGCGGGCGCGGAGGCGGTGATCACCGCCCTGCGTGCCGACGCACGGACCAAGGACCTGACGCTGGTCACCGAGGGTTGGCTGCCGATCGAGCTCGAGGGGGCGCGGCGGGCGTTCTTCCTGCGGCACCTGGTGCAGCTCGACCTCGCGCGGGGCGGGAATGACAAGCTCGCGGCCATGGATCCCAACTGGGACGCCCAGCGCATGGGCGGGCTTCCCTATGACCAGTCGATCGTGCGGGGCTGCCGCGGCGTCGTGGTGATGCAGGGGGCGAACTGGAAGACCGGCGACCTCGAGGCGTGTTACGCGAAGGCGGAACAGCTCGGGCTGTACGTCTGTGATTGGCGACCGAAGCCGGTCGGTGGGGAGTGAGCAGATGATCAGGTGCGACGCCGGATCCGATGTGGCGACGGGCAAGACCTCTGCGAAGTGGCAGTCGTCGGGGATGCTGCGCCGACTGTTCCGCCTCAACAGCACGCCCACGAGCACGCTGCGGCGTCTGTGCGGTCAGGGTGTGACCGGCACGGGCAACCGCAAGGGGTGGGGCGTGAGCGTCCACAACGGCGGCTCTGTCGGTCTGGTGCTGCAGTGGTTCGAGGCCGCGGTCAACAACGGAGGAGCCGCGGCGGCGTCCCTCTCCAACAACGTCATCTATGACCTGCTGATCGTGTTCGACAACAGCAAGCCGGGCGGCGGGGCCGGGATCCCGGCAGCGAACGCGAAGGTCCGCGTGTTCCTCAATGGCACCGAAGTGGTGGATGGATCCGGGGACGGTCTGGGCGTTGCGGTCACCGGCATTCCCGATATCGCCAACTCGGCGGCCGACGGTAGCGGCACACCCGCTGCTTACACGTGGGGCAAGGACTCGGCGAGCGCCACCAACAACGCGGCGCTGGCCGACCACGGTGAGGAGGAATGGTCGAGCGATGTCCCATCGGACCCCGCGGCGCTGGCGTCGGCGCTCTACAACTCCGGCGTCTTCAAGCGGCTGCGCGAGTTCGGCTACACCATCACCAACTACTACCCGGCGGTCGGCAACGAGACCACCACGCTCACCGATTGCGCCGGGGGCGACGATCTGACCTGCACGAGCATCACGGTCCCGGTCTCGACCTACTGCGACCACCCGGCGATGTACGAGCCCCTTGCGGAGTTCATCCGCGCGGATCTCTACTGCTACGACGCCACCAGCGGCGGCAGCCTGGTCGCCAACAACGGCGCGGCCTCGCGGTGGGAGGACATCTCGGGCCGCAAGCTGCACCTGACGGTCGCCAGCGCCGGGCAGGAGCCGCACCTCCGCAACGGCTCCACCGACCTCTTCCCGTCGCTGTTCTTCGACAAGTTCAACTCCTCGTGGGACCCGCAGGCCACCGGGCTGCAGATCGCCGATGTCCGCCTCAACCCCGGGGCCTTCACCGTCGCCGGCGTCTACTCGGCCCGCGGCTGGCGCGGCGACCTCAACGGCACCAGCGCCAACAACCCCGGCGGGTTCAACACCATCTGGAGCGTGGACGGCAACACCAGCCCCTCCACGCGCCTGGTGCTCGGCATCGACGCCGGCGGCGCCGATTACTCCAGCGGCATCGTCCGCATCCCCAACGCGACCAACACCGGCACCAGCCCCATCAAGGGATCCGACGGCACCCCCAGCGGCCAGCTCTTTGCCCCCACCAGCCCATCGCTGCTCATCCAGTCCAGCGACGGCACCGACATCTATGTCGGCATCAACGACCTCTCGACGGCCAACTCCGCGACCAAGACGCAGGCCTTCGCGGCGGCGAACACCACGGGCGGCATCGTGGTCGGACGCAACCCCGGCAACGTCAACTTCAACTTCGACGGCGCGATCTACGCCCTCAAGTTCTACAACCGCGCCATCACCTCCGGCGAGCGCACCGCCATCCGCGACGCCTACGAGGCCCAGGGGCTCATCACCGTCAACCCCACCGAGATCTGGTTCGGCATGGGTTCCTCGAGCATGTGGGGCCAGCAGGCCGCCTATGGCCGCGAGCTGTTCCACTACCTGTGGAACACCAAGGCGCAGGCACGGCGGGCGTGGATCTACAACTACGGCTCGCCCCGCTCGCGCCTCGACGTGGACTCGGTCTACACCACCACCAGCGTCAACACCGTCCCCAAACACGACACCCACGCGGTCGACACCATCGACATCGTGCAGGGGCTGTTCCCGACGCTCCCCGTGCGCCTCGTCACGTGGGCGGGCATCAATGACCTCTCTGGCGCGTTGGGAGCACCCACCGCCGCCCAGACCGCCGTGGACACGATGACGCGGCTGAACACCTACCTCGACAACCGCATCACCGCGATCGGCGCCAGCCGCATCCGGCAGTCGGTCGTGATCACGCCGTGGATCAACTCCGACATGGCCGGGGCCGAGCTGACCGAGCGCACCGCCTTCAACGCCGCGCTCTTCACCGATGCGGGATACGGGGTCAAGTGGCGGAAGGTGATCGATCTCCGATCCACGGTGCTCGATGACATGACGACCGCGGGGGCGACCTACACCAGCGACTCCAAGCACCCCAACGAGACGGCGTTCGCTTCGATCATCGGGCCCGCGGTGGCGAGCAAGATGCTGCACACCTCCGGCGCCCGCCGATGCCGTGCCCGCTCACTGTTCCGCAAGACGAGCGCCCTGGATTACGCCCAGCGCTAAGTCCACCACCACCTCACCACGACACCCAACCCTCTCGAGGACATCATGGCCAAGAACAACGCACGCAAGATCGTCGAAGACCAGGACCAAGACCCGCGTCGCAGATCCGCCGAAGGAGGAGAACCCGAGACCCGGACACCGGAACCCGCCGCGGCTGTCGCTGTCGCCGACGCCCCCACTGCCGCCCCCACCCCCGCCGCCCCTGCCACCGACGTGCTCGCCCGCATCGGATCCACGCTCGAGTCACGCCGCCGGGACCGCGGCGACATCGAGGGCGACCTCTGGAGCATCGCCGGCAGCATCGCCAAGGGCGCCACGCTCAATCCCGACACCGAGGCCGAACTGGTCGGGCTGCTCGAGCGGATCAACTGGACGCCCGCGATGTTCAGCGTGCTCGTCGAGCAGCACAAGACCCGCGCCGCCCATCGTGCCGCGATCGCCGCCGCCAAGCCCGCCGAGGAGGACGCCAAGAACGCCGCCGCGGCCCTGGGCAACCTGATCGCCGAACGCGACCGCGTCCTCGCGGAGTTCACCGCCAAGCTCGCCGCCGCCCGCGCGACGCTGGCCGATGCCGAGTCCCGCGCCCGCATCGGAACCGACGCCCGCCGGCAGCTCGTCGAGACCGCCAGCAAGCGGACCCGAGAACTGCTCGCCAAGGCCAAGAGTGCCGCCGCCTCCGCCAAGGCCCACGTCGAATCCCTCGAGCGCCGAGCCAAGACCGAGCTCGACGCCCTCAACGCCGCCGCCGACGCCCACCGCGGCGCCGTGCCGGGATCCAGCACGTTCGATGCCATCGTGGCCAAGCACTCCGCCCAGAACACCGCCTATGAGGCCGTCATCAAGGACCTCACCGACGCACGCGCCCGGGCCGCCGAGGTCGCGGCGGAAGCCGGGGAGATCGCCCGCATCTGTGAGGTCGAATAGTTCCGCCACTGGCGGGTGTATACGCCTCACTTCGGGCTGCCGCCTCTGCGTGAGGCTGAGAAGGAAAGACAGAAGGTCGGACGAATGCACACGAGGACCACATGACTGACACGACCACGACACCCGATCCGATCGCCTTTGCGACGCGCCGGCGCGATGAGTTCCACGCACGGTTCGAAGCCGCACGCAAGGGGCTCGCGGACACGCAGGCGCAATCGGAAGCGGCGATCCAGCAGGCTGAGCGCGACTGGAAGAAGGCCGACCCCGCGGTCCGCGACGCGATGCGGGACCGGTTCCTCGAGATCAAGGACAACGCCCAGGCGGCGATGGCAACGGCCGCGCAACTGGTCAAGGACGCCGAGCGGGCCTTCCGGTCGGCGGCGCACGAGGTGACGCAGGTGCAGGCGCGGCTCGCTGCCCTTGCGACCTAGCGATCGGTGGAACCGATGGCCAAGAAGGCGAAGAAGGGCAGTGGGCAGTCGCCAGTGGGCAGTGGGGACAGACCCAAGCCCGGTCAGGAAGTCTCGCCACGCATCCTCGGTGAGAAGTCCGGCTACACCGAGCGGCAGGTGCAGAAGTGGTGCCGGATGGGGCTGCCGTGCCGCAAGGTGCCCAACGGGAAGCGCACCGACACGCTGATCGATCTGGCGCTCGGCCTGGCGTGGATCAAGGCCAACGCGACCGGGATTCCAGGGGCGCATGGTGGCAAGCGCGGCGGGGCGGGGCGGAGACCAAGACGCAAGGACGCGAAGGCCCAACCGCCGGCGGATCAGAAGACCGCCGCAGCATCGACCATCGGAGCAGTGATCGAACCGGCCAAGCCCCCGCGCCGACTGGTCCCTCCGCGCCCGATCGAGGCTGCATCGTTCGCTCCCGGTGCTGCCAAGGATCAGGAGGACCCACCGGCAAAGCTCTGGGAGGAGATGACCCAGCCCGAGAAGCTGGCGTATCTCCAGACCAAGACCGCCGTCGAGGTCAAGCAGTTCCTCGACTCGCAGAAGATCCTCACCGAGGAGCTCGCCCGCCAGGAGAAGGAACGCACGCTCATCAGCGTCGAAGAGGCCAAAGAGATCTGGACCGACATCTGCTCGACCGCCGCCAACCAGCTCGACGCCAAGCGTGAACTCATCGCCTCGCGGCTGCTCACTGAACTGGGCCTGCCGTCGAACGTCAAGGCCCGCATCAAGACCATCGTCGAGCAGGAGCACGCGGAGTTCATCACCACCCTGCGCGGCTGCGCCTACGCCGGGGGCGAAGCATGACGCTCGCCGACCCCCGCGTCTCCATCCGCGATGTGCTGCGGCGGTGCTTCCGCGAGCCCGACCTCCTGACCGTCGACCAGTGGTGCGACCGCTACCGCCACGTCCCGGATTACTCGCCGCGGCGGGGGCCATGGAAGACCGTCCTGGTGCAGTACCTGCGGCAGATGATGCGGGACTTCACCGACCCGGAAGTCTTCAAGATCGTCTTCATGGCCGGCACCCAGATCGGCAAAACCGAGCTGTTCCTCTGCGCCCTCTTCTACGCCATCGACCGCGACCCCGGCCCGGCGCTGTACCTCATGGACTCGCAGGACCAATCGCAGGTGCTGATGAAGGACCGCATCCGACCCAGCCTCGAGGCCTCGGCGGCGCTGCGGAAATACATCCCCACCGACCGCTCGGACAAGCAGATCACCCGCGTCCGCTTCGACACCATGGCGCTCTACATGGCGGGCGCCGGCTCGGCGGGCCAGCTCGCCGCCAAGTCGATCCGGTACCTGATCTGCGACGAGATCGACAAGTGGCCGCAGGTGCTCGGCGGCCGCGGCGGCACCGAGGACGCCGCCATCAACGTCGCCCAGTCCCGCGTCCACGCCTTCGGCGACGGCGCCAAGGTGCTGGTGGCCAGTTCGCCCACCCAGGAGGGCGTCGGGATCCACCGCGAATACATGACCGCCGAACGGGCCCAGTACCACGTGCCGTGCCCCCACTGCCTTGGCTACCAGGTCCTGCGGTTCAAGATCGATGGCCGTGGCGGATTGCGGTGGGAGGGCGGATCGGGCAGCAAGCTCGCCGACGAGGACCACCGCAAGCTGGTCGAGCAGGTCCGGCGCACGGCGTGGTACGAGTGCGAGCACTGCGGGGGCAAGATCACCACCGAGCACAAGGGGCGGCTGATCGCTCTGGGCGTCTGGTGCTTCCCCGGTCAGGAGGTCCGCGTCGTCAACGCCCCCACGCTGCGGAAGTTTGACCCCCTGGACCACGGCACCCATTACTCGGATGTCGTCCCGCCGGGCGTCGAGATCGTCGGCCCCAAACCCACCAGCAGCGTCCGCGGGTACCACGTGCCGCAGCTCATCAGCCCCTTTGTGAGCTTCGGGCAGATCGCCTCGGAGTTCGTCGCCGAGCGCGGCGAGATCACGCGGGCCTTTGTGAACCAGCGCCTCGGGGAACCGTGGAAGCAGTCGGGCTCCCGCGCCGCCGAGGGGCAGTTGGTGGACATCGCCCGCCAGACCCCCGAGGGGGAATCCTCGTACACGATGCGGACGGTGCCGCTGGGCGTGCTGGCGCTCCTGGGCACCATGGACGTGCAGAAGGACCGCGTCTTCTACGTGGTCCGCGGCTACGGCGCCAGCGAGAACTCCTGGCTCATCGACGCCGGCACCGTGGAGTGGCCGCAGCCGATCGACCCCGACACCGGCGAGCTGCTGCAGCCCCCGGATTCCGACAAGGCGACGGTCGCCGAGAAGGAACGCTGGGCCCGGATCACCGAGGACTCGGCGGCCTACGTGGTCGAGCAGATCCAGCGGAGCTATCCCCGCGTCGGCGTCCCCGAGGGCGAGGTCGCGCTGGTGCGGCCGCGCTTCTGGGGCATCGACACCGGCTTCCGCACCGCCGAGGCCTACGGGCTCTGCGAGCGGATGGGGAACACCATGCTGGCGATGAAGGGCCAGGAGGCGATGCGGTTCCCGGTCAAGATGGCCCGCGTCGGCGAGACGGCGCCGGGCAAGGACGCCAAGACCCGGGCCCAGCAGCAGGTGGCGGGGATGCTCGACCTCTGCGAGTTCCAGAACCTGCACTGGAAGGACCGGCTTTTCCAGCGGATGTGGCTGCGGCCGCCGACCCACGGCTGCTACCGCTGGCCGCTGGACTTGGACGGCGACTATGCCCGCCAGATGGAATCCGAGCAGAAGGTCACGATCACCATCGGCCGCACCACCCGCTTCCGCCACGAGTGGCAGCTCCGCCCGGGCCGCAAGGACAACCACTTCTGGGACTGCGAAGTGATGCAGCAGGTGCTGGCGTCGCAGGTGGGCGTCGAGGAGCTCGGGAAGCAGACGACGGCGGCGCCCAAGGGTGCGGGTCCGCGCGTGGGTGGTGTGCGAACGGGTCGGTGATGCGTATACTGAAACCGCTTGGGCCGTCGCGCATGGACGCACGTCGATGGCCTATACCTACGCCGCATTCGAAGAGCAGACGACCGATGCGCTGCGGCTCTCGATGCTGCGGCAGCACATCTCCGAGGTCCGCGCCCAGATGGGGCCCGATGTCGGCGGCGGCGGCAAGTTCCGCAACTCCGGCCGAATCGTCGACTACCTCGCGCAGCTCAACCAGCGCCGGATGGAACTCGAGGGCGTGGTGCCGGGCAACTCCCGCGCCCGCGGGGTCACCGTCGCGGACTTCAGGGGGTAGCCGATGGCGCGTCGAACGATCGCCCAGGTGCAGGCCGAGCGTGATCTGGCCGTGCGCGAGCTTCAGAGCACCGACCGGCAGCTCCGCATGGCGCGTGAGAACTACAACCGCGCCCTGGTGACGCAGCTCTCCTACAAGGCCGCCGAACCCAGCACGGTCCGCAAGGACTATCGCAAGTCGCTGGGCTCATCCGACAACACGCTGGGGCGTGACCGCGACAAGATCCTGCGATTCTCCCGCAATCTCTACATGGCATCGGGTGTCTACCGCGGCTTTGTGCGCGCGGTCGTGGACCTGGTCGTCGGCACCGGGCTGGTTCCGATCGGCAAGGGTCGGAACTCGCCGGCCGACCGGCTGGTCGAGAAGTTCATGGAGTGGGCCGACGCGCAGTGCGACGCCCGCGGCATGGAGGACTTCGGCGGATTCCAGCGGCTGATCCTCTCGGCGCTCCTGGTCGATGGCGACATCGGCGGCGCGCTGGCCTCCACCGGATCGCTCGACGCCGTGCAGGTCGTGGAGTCGGATCTCATCATCACGCCGCCGGGGGCGCGCTTCGGCGGCAGCTTCCGCGGCGGCGCCAAGGCCAAACCGGTCAACCAGACGCCCAACCAGCCGACGATCGTCGACGGCGTCGAGCTCGGGGACTTCGGCCGCCCGGTCGCCTATCACGTCGCCGAGTGGGACCAGACAGGATCCTCGGTCAAGCTGGCGGCGCCCACGCGCGTGCCGGCCGATCAGATGTTCTTCCTGACGCTGCGCGACCGCGCGAGCCAGACCCGCGGGCTGCCGCATCTGGTGTCGTGCCTCGATGTGCTGTCGGGCATCGACGAGATGAAGGACGCGGTTGAGGTCGCGACCAAGGTGCACGCGCACCTGGGCGTGGTGGTGAAGACCAAGACCTCGGGGCAGATGCGGAGCCTGGTGGAGAGCGGAAGCGAGACCACGACCAACTCCGATGGATCGACCCGCACCACCAACCTGCAGCGGCAGGAGCCCGGCACCTTCTGGTATCTCGAGCCCGATGAGGACATCGCGACCGTGCAGGGCAGCCAGCCCACCGGGACCTTCGATGGGTTCTGCAAGATGCTCCTGCGGCTGGGTTGCGGCGGCGGCGGCATGCCGGTCGAGATCGCGATGGGCGATTTCTCGGACGCCAACTTCTCGGTGGCCCGCATGGCCGAGCTGTACGCCCAGAACACCGCGGCGCCGATCCGCCGCATGATCCAGCAGCGCGTCTGCTGCCGCGTCTTCAACTGGTGGGTCTCGCGGGCGGTCCTGCGTGGAGAAGTTGTCGCGAGCGAGGCGCTGGCGGCGATGGATGTACAGTGGCGCGCGCCCAAGCGTGAGTGGATGGACCCCGCGGTCGAGATCAAGGCGGCGATCGACTCCATCAACGCCAACCTCTCGACGTACCAGGACGAGTGTGCCAAGCGCGGCATCGACTGGGAAGAGACCGCCCAGCAGCGAGCCAAGGAAAAGGCCCTGTTCAAGGAACTCAACATCGAGCCGCCGATGCTGCCGGGAGCCAAGACCGGCGGCGAGGCGGCCCCCGATGGCGCGGGCGGGCCGACGCCACCAGCAACCGAACCAGACGACGACGCGGAAGACTGAAACATCTCTGCCCCGTTCCCCTGCGCACGCGCACGCGACGATCAGCCTTTCCGGGTGGACCGTCACGGGCGAATACCGCAACGGCCCAAGCACCGGGGGGACGGGGCATTTTTGTAGACCGGCACAGCCGGGGGTAGACGCCTCGCTCTGGGCTGACGCCACGGCGCGAGGCTGGGAAGAAAATGCCCGAGGGGATCAGGATCCGAAGCGGGGTGCCGCCGAAGGGGCGGCATTGCATCGTCTCATGTTCACCTACTTGACTTTGCGGTTGGAGCGCGTCACACTACTAGTGCTTGGGCCGTCGCGCTGGGACGCGACTCGTGGCCGAAGTTCTCGAACAACTCACCGACGCGGATCTGCGGGGCCTTGCGGCCTGGCAGGGTGTGCCGTCGACCGAGCTGCTCGAGCTGGCCCCGGAAGTGCTCGGCAGCCCCAAGGTCCGTCGTGTCCGCGCGGTCGCCTACTCGGGCGCGCCGGTCGATCGTTCCTTCGGCACCATGATCATCAACCTCGCCACGCTCCGCATCCCCGAGAGCGGCAAGGTCCCCATGATGTTCCGGCACGGCCGCAGCGGCATGTGCGATGAGATCGAGGACCCCAACCTCGGCGTCTGGGACAAGATTGACAACGACGGGAAGCGGCTGGCGGTCGAGGGCTTCCTGCTCAACAAGCCGCTGGCGGACCGCGTCGTCGCTGACGCCAAGCAGGGCTTCCCCTGGCAGAACTCCGTGGGAGTCTCCAGCGGGCAACTGCGGCAGATCGAAGACGGCAAGGTCGAGGTCATCAACGGCCGCGAGTGCGGCGCCGGGATGTTCGTCCTGGAGAACGGCTTGCTCCGCGAGGACAGCATCCTCGAGCTGGGCGCCGACCACAGCACCCCCACCGAAGTCGAACTCACCGCCCCCAAGAACAGCGCGGGGTTCGTGAAGCGTGGCGCGGAAAAACTCAACCGCCTCATGACCACGCTGGGCATCCCGCTCAGCGCGGTGCGCGAGGTTCTCGAACTGGACACCGACACCGCCGGCACGATCGCGCTGGCGGCAAGCACCGGAGCATCCGACATGGCGACTGAGAACAAGCCCGTCCCCGCGACCATTCCGCAGCTCAAGGCGCTCCCGGGCGCGGACGCTGACTTCGTTCTGGCGTCCGCCGAAGCCGGTCTCTCGCTCGAGGCCGCGGCGGTCAAGCTGTGCGAGAAGCACGTCGCCCGCCTGGCGAGCATCGAGGCCGACCACAAGTCGGATATCGAGAAGCTCAACGCTTCCCACGCCGAGGCGCTCAAGGCCGCGGAGGCCAAGGCCACCGAGCTGCAGGGCCGGATCGACGCCGCGCTCAAGGCCGGCGCCACGGTCCCGCTGCAGGTCACGCCCAGCGCGCCCGCCGCGAAGCCCGGACCGGTTGAGTTCACCGGCGCCACCGGCACCAACCCCGAGACCGACTGGAACAACTGCGAGGCGCTCCGCCTGCAGTGGGACGACAACCGCGCGGCGTTCCTGAAGTTCGCCAAGGCCGAGCACCGCCGCGGACGCAGCTACCTCGTCGCCGTGAAGTGATCGGCCGCCCCCACGCCCCCACGGCCCCCGGAACCGTTTCGACCAGACCAGACACGACACCCAACTGATCCACCGCACTCTGGAATGAGGACACGACCATGACCGCACTCGCCGCCGACAAGTCCCGCAAGCTCAGCTTCTCCTCGGACGATGTCCGTTCGTTCGGCGTCCTCACCGCCTCCACGATCTACAAGGGATCGGCGGTCGGCATGCGGACCACGTCCACCACCGGCTACGTCCGCGCCCTCACCGGCGGCGCATCCAACCCCGACACCTTCGTGGGTTACTGCGTCTACAACCAGGTCGTGAACTCCGGGGCCTCGGGCGCCAAGCGCGTCGAGGTCGCGGTCCGCGGCACCCTCAAGGGCGTTGCGGTCACCGGCGCCTCCACGGTCGCCCACCTCAACAACGCCGTCTATGCCGCCGACGACGACGCCCTCACGCTCACGAGCACCAACAACGTCCTGATCGGACGCACCTGCCAGCTCAACGACGACGGCACCTTCGATGTCGTCTTCGAAGGCGCCCAGGAACGCGGCCAGGCCAGCTGAGTCAGCGGCGAAACGCCGCTGGTTGAAGAAGAAGTAGAGCGCCCTCGGGGTGAACCCGGGGGCTTGAAGGACAGGACAGAACCAAAGCCGGGCGCACGCCCGGAGAGACATCCGGGGAACGACCATGAGCACGAGCCTTCTCAACCAGAACCAGATCCGCGGCGAGTTCTTCAAGCGCATCGAGAATGCGCCGAGCTGGACGGGTCTCGTCGCCCTCGAGGTCCCGACGCTCGGCGGCAATCCCGACACCTTCGGCTTCCTCGACTCGGCGCCGGCCGCCACCAAGTGGCAGGGCCCGCGTCGCATCAAGGACGTGGTCGGTCGCCAGATCTCCGTGTACCGCGACCGGTACGAGTCCTCGATCCAGGTCAAGGCCGACGACCTGATGCGTGACCAGACCGGCGCCATCCAGCGCTCGGCCGGTCAGCTCGCCGACCGCATGCTGAGCCTGCACCACAAGCTCATCTCCAAGCTCATCGAGGAGGGCGACACCTCCACCTACGGCACCGCCTACGACGGGCAGTATTTCTTCGACACCGACCACGCCCTGGGCGCCTCGGGCACCCAGAAGAACCTCCTGACCTCGTCCGAGGTCGCGTCCCTCAACGTCGCCACCGCCGCGAGCCCGACTCCCGAAGAGATGGCCCCGGCGATCGTCGACGTGATCGGCTACGCCAAGACCATGAAGGACGACGAGGGCGAGCCCATGCACGAGCTCGCCACCGAGTGGACCGTCATGGTGCCCAGCAACATGTGGGGCGCCGCCCACACCGCCGTGCAGGCCAACGTCCTGAGCGGCAACAAGACCAACCCGATCAAGGCGATGACCGAGGCCGGCCTGGTCTCGATCAAGGTCGTCGAGAACCCGCGCCTCAACGCGGACACCGCGATCTTCTACGTCTTCCGTTCCGACATGGGCAACAGCCCGCCCTTCATCATCTGCACCGAAGAGATGAACGCCGACCAGTTCGTCTGCGAGGGCTCGGAGTTCTTCTTCAAGAACCGCGCGTACCTCTTCGGCGCTGATGAGTCGGTGGGCGTGATGTACGGCGAGCCGCTCGCCGCGTTCCGCTGCGTCCTCAGCTAAGCCTGACATTTCCGGGGGCGGGCTCTCAGTCGCATTCGACCGTGAGCTTCAACCCGCCCCTTTTTTCGATCGTTGCGTTGACCACCTCGAACAGCGTCTCACGGACTCGAGGCGAATGGGGAAAGCCCCCGGCTTAGCAATGAGCCGGGGGCCTTCGCGGAAGAAGAGAGCGGCGTCGGGAACGGGCCTGTCCCCGGCACGCAGGGATAGGAAGCCATGTCCTTCGACGACGAACTCGACAAGATGATGGAGGACCAGGTCGGGATCATGGGATCCCCGATCGTTCTCTTCAAGCCGTCGATGACGCCGTCCGCCGACTCGTCGTCGATGACGCGCAACAAGACGTACGACGACATCGGCCTCAATGGCAGCGCTCACCCTGTTCAGCGGGTCTCCGTCAGCTCCAACGGCAAGAACGCGATCGTTTCCGTTCACACCTACGACATCCGGGCCGCTGACTGCACCATCGGAACTCCCGATGAGACTTGGCTGCTCGGAATCGGCGCGGACGCCACAGAAGCGACCGCCATGCCCATCGTCAGCGTTGAGCCGGACGCCCAGGGCAAGGGGCTCGTGATCCAAGCCCGGAAGGGAGGCTGAGCCGTGGCAGCCGCCCAACTCGATCAGCGGGCCGTGGAACGGCTGTGTTTCGCACGCCTCCAAACCGCTGAGTCCGCCAACCTCAAGATCCTGATGCCAGGCGAGGAGCCCGATGCCGAGCCCGTGATCTGTCACGCCCAGCTCGTCGGCATCGAGTTCGACTACCCCGAGCAGGGCTCGGGCGAAGGCGCCGACATGGCGCGGATCAACGGCATCATCGTCTTGGTGGCTCCGCCCGTCGTCACCCTTGCTGACGCCTCTGAGATTCAGACGCAGTGCTCGGCCATCGCGGCAGTGATGCGGAGGTACTGCGGCGCCGAAGGAACGCACCGCGTGGACCTCGACGCCGTCCGCTGCCGCGTCGTGACGCCAGAGACCGACCTCAACGGCCTTCGACTCATGAGCATCGAGTTCCGCGGGCTTGCCCAGCGGGCCTCTGGAACCAGCCTCGAAACGTAACGGAGCCAACAACATGCCCGACACCGACATCAATGCAGGGAACGCAATCCGCTTCGAAAACGGCGGGAAGCTCCGGATCTTCAACGTCGCAGGGTCCACGAGCTACAACGTGCTGCTGCTGGAATCCGGGACGCTTGAGATCGACGACGCCGACACCGAAGGCATTCCGATCATGGACCGTGGCCGGCTCATCCAGAAGGTGCTCGACGGCGATGAACGCGCCAGCATGATCCGCGTCCGGGCCAAGTGCACCAAGCTGGGATTGACCGGCGCCACCGAACTCCGCGCCCTTGTCCGGCCTTCGGCATCGGGCGGGCTCAAGCAGCTGTTCAACATCGAGATCGACATTCCGGACGCACGCTCCACGGCAGGAACCCGCATCAGCGCGGCTTCCTGCTGGGTGCCCGAGCCCATCGGGTATCGCGCGGGCGGCGCCGGCCAGAATGTCGACACCATCGACATCACCTTCCGCGTCGAGGGCGGTGAGGTCACCGCCGCGACGTACTGATCCCCATTCCACACACAGCAGGATCCCCCATGTCCATCGACATCACGCGATTCCTCCAGGCGATCGAGACGGAGACCGTCACCATTCGAGGCCAGGAGCTCAAACTCCGCGCACTCAAGGCGCAGGAGGTTCTTCAGGTCGACACCCTGTGGCTGCCCCCGATGGCAATCGATGAGGCGGAGAAGAAGCACCCGAAGTTCCGGGCGTTGAACACCGCTCATTACGCCAAGAGGACGGCCATTCTGGTTGGCATCGCGGCTGACATCTCTGCCGCTGATGGGTCTGGATTCGGTGCCGGCTGCGACGCAAAGTGGCTGGATGCCTATGCAGACCACGTGCTGGCCTGGCTGACGGAGCAGGAGATTCTCACGCTTCACCGCCGGGTGCTGGCCTTGGGAGAGGGCGTTGCGAAGACCGCAGAACAGCGAATCGGAACGGAACTCAAGCCGGGAAACTGATCGGGCCCCCGCCGGAGGGGGATGATGGATGGGAACTTCCGGAGGATGAGTACGGCGTCACACCGTTCTTCCAGCTCTTCGCAGTGGCCGAGCGGTTCGGGATCGATCCGACGACCATTCCGGAGCGGTGGTCGATGGGCTGGATCGTTGGGGCAATGGACTACTGCCGAATCAGAGAAGCCCAGGAGGCTCGCCTTGAGAAGCTGAGGATGTCGGTTCGGAGGCCCGGATGATTCAGGTGTTCGTCGATACCAAGGTCATTGAGGGCAAGCTCTCGAAGCTGAAGGCGAACCGCGATGCGGCCCGTCGCGAGAGCGTGGCGGTCCTCGCCAACGAGGTCGTCCGCTTCATCATCACCAAGGCCCCACGCGACACCAACCGCTACGTCCGCGGCTGGCAGGCCGCACAGAACGACATCAGCAAGGCGAGCCGGACCGTAGGATCGGTGCCCCTCGACACCATTCGACCGAGCCGCTACGCCGCCCAGATCCTCACGCGGATCCGCAAGCAGGCGTCGTACTGGACGGCGGTTCGAACCAAGCTTGAGCAGCGGGCCGAAACCTATCGAAGCTCTGGGGTGAAAGAAGGCTCCCCACGCATGACACGGCTGCTCAAGAGCGTGGAGAAGGTCAAAGAGATCGAGCGGCGGGCCCGCGACATGCTCCGCGACCTCAACGAGAACCCCGACTCGGCCACCCACGCCATCCTGATCGGTGGAAAGAAGTCGCTGAACCCGTACACCTTCGGGCGGCTGGCACGCTCGAGCCGGGCGTTCTACGGCGGCTATGCGCGGATGGCGGACATAGGGGGCGAGACCTTCATCGAAGTGAAGAATCTGGAGCCCCACGCCAATATCGTTGAGTCACGGACCCGCCTCATGCGGAGCGCGTTGTCGGCGGTGCGCGGGCAGGGACTCAAGACGGTGAGGGGTGCCTACATCAAGCGCCTGACCGAGAACGTCTCAGTGATGATGACCAAGGGGAAATGACATGAGCTGGGACATCGGATTCACCGCTGGGCTGGCCGATGAAGGCGTGCAATCCAGCCTCGCCCAGATCTCGCAGTCGATCAAGGAAAACACCCACGACCTTCGCGGCTTTGCGACGGCGATGAGCGGCGTCAACAAGCTGGTGACGGGTCTCGCCGGCGGCTTCGGCGCGGTAGCGGTCTATCAGACACTGGCCGGGCTCGCGGATCAAATGTTCATGGCGGCACGGCGCGAGGCCCAGGAGCGGGAGAAGTCACGGCAGGCGGCGGAGGCAACGTACACCGCAGGACTCCGATCGTTTCAGTTGGACGTGGGCGGTGATTCTGGGATGAAGAGCGTCCAGGCGATCCGCGACCGCGTCGCGAGCTTGACGAAGCAGGCCTATGACGCCACCAACGCCGGCGGCCGCGCCGTGCCCTATGAGGCCGACTGGTTCGGGAAGAACGAGGATCTGGCGGCCAAGCGCCAGCGCCTTAACGAGCAGTTCCAGCAACAGGCGCGGGAGGTCGCCTATTGGGGGGAACGGGCCATTGAGAACCTCGAGCGGGAGGATCGCGTCCGCCGCTCGCAGGCTGCCGCCGCCCGGGACCAGTTCACTCAGGAACTCGAGATGCAGAAGCTCGCGGCCAGCGGGCTGACCCTTGAGGCACAGTCAGCACAGGAAGCCGACAAGCACGCTAACAACCTCGCGAAGATCGCCGCCAACCGGGAAGCCGATCACTGGGAGGCGGAGAAGCAGCTCGCCCTCGAAGACCAGCGGCACACCGCGACGATGCAGAACATCCAGGACGAAAAGCGGGCACGTGATGAGGCGGAGACGAAGCGCATCGCGGCGGAGTTTGAACGCGCCCAGAGTCAGCAGATGGCGGCCGATGTGCTCGAGGCAACGCTGGAGATCGAGCGCCTGAAGCTGGCCGGTCTCAAGGATCAGGCAGATGAAGCTGAGCGCCGGCTCAAGCACGAGCAGGCCATCTTCCGCATCATGCAACTCCAGGGCATTTCGGAGGAACAGCGGGCGCGGCTG